ACAACGCTGGCGTACCGCCGACTCATGTAGTCGAGGACGTGAAAGGCATGGAGACCGCAGTGTACCGGCTGAAACGGAGACTGTTCATCTGGCAGTATCCAGAGACCAAATTTGTAGTGACGAAAAAGAGGTGACAACCCATGGACAATTGCCCGGATTTGCCACTTCATCACGAATAGAGAAACAGAGTAGTGGCATTGATGGTAATAAGTTATCCGATGTGCTAATTAAACGCCGCAGAATCGTTCCTAAAGGCATTACAGCCGATTTAGGCGAGAAAGGATTTTGAAATGACCGACATGACCGACAACGAACTGATTATCGAAATTGCGCGGTTGCGTGGGGCGACGATTCGTAACATAGACATTGCGGAAAACAAATGCGAATTGTTGGCGAAAACAGAACTGTCCAAGGGGTGGGTGTATTCAGAGGATGACACCGGTTACTGGGTACTGGTCAGTTTGGAAGGTTGCCGCTGGCCGACCTCGATCGCGGACGCGTGGGATCTGGAAGAAGAAATACCGCGCGACGAGGACGAGTGGACGCGATATACCAGAAAGCTGAACGGCATTGTCATGGATCGCCCTGATGCCATGATGAGTGCAGAGTATGGAGATGATGCGCACGACGGATTACATGTTTTTCAATTAATACATGCAACACCACGGGAACGCTGCCTGGCATGGTTGGCGTGGAAGGAGGCGAAATGAGAAAAACCCGCCGGTTAGGGCGGGCTGGTTGATTTTCGGTGGGCTACTTGATTTTTCGCGGCGCTCCGAATTTACGCATGTTGATGGTTGCGGTTTATTCGTGTCCCCAGTTGGATGCTTCGCCCCAACTATCAATTTCGTCCCGGCTGGCAGACAGCAGCCACGTGAAATGAGCGTTTCCCTCCGGCCAATCAGAGAAAATAAATTCCTCCTGCGCATCAGTGAAATTCATTTTTCCAATTCTCGTTTTTGCCTGGTCATACAGGGATGGACGGCCACCGAACTTGCCGTTGGCGGCGCTGGATTTGGCCTTTCGCTCGGATTTGATGTGTCCCAGTGCGGCGGCAGCATCATTGATTTCGATGACAGCCGTAATCGTGTTATACAAATGCTCGGTTTCTCCAAACTGGCCAACCGGGGCAGTGATGTACAGATCAGCAGGGAAGAGAAATTCAAATTCTGCGGGATACCAGCGGCCATTGAGTTTAGCGAACCACTGAGAAGTGTGATAAGTTCCACCAGAGCGATACGAGGCATACGTTCGGTCGGCGGCAATTGCATCCAATACCGTTTTTACCGTTCCGGTGTAATCTGGACTGGTAGGCGGTTCAGGATGTTCTGGCGTCCAGCACGTATATCCCCATCCGATATTGCGATTCTTTCTAGTGATTACAATTTCACGTTTCATTTCAGTCTCCTTGTTACTCCTATATTCCTAGTTACTCATGGCATCGTAGCAATCCGGGCATGAAGTTCCATGGCTTGTGCTCAAAACCCTGCTGGAATTCACCGTGTGCCCACATTGGCATTTTACTAATTCAACAGCCTTGACTATCCTGGGTTGTAACGCATCCCCATCGCGGAGCTTAGCATACCAATCGCTACTGTAATCGATTTCTTTCCCAGTTGCCAGATAGGCCTCCACCTGTTCACGAGTGGTCATGGGGCTGCGATTATCGCGCTCAGCTCTCCAGGATTCGCGCTCAATTACCATATAAATAAAATAATTTTGATTTTTCTCATCAACCCATGTATTGTTTGAAAGCATTCTTTGGATTTTCATTTTCAACTCCTGTTTGTTTGATATATACAGTATACATCCTATCGTTAGGTTTGTCAAGTGTTTTATGAAACTCGCAGAAAGCTCTAATAATGTTTTAATGTTTCTTTCCAATTCGGGCGTGCTGCCGCCAGGAGCCATTCTGCGGTGCGCTGTGGAGCTGCGCCATATAACATTACCTTTTTGCACAGAACACAGTTTCTTGACGAGTAGACAATCGCGTCAGCGCGATTCTAAACCGCGTTTTACAACCACTAGAGGACGTGAAATGAAAATCACATATGGAAATGAGGCTACCATGTCATATCGTGTTGGATCTCGAGATATCAGGCTAGGTTATGAAGCGCGAGGCAAATATCGCGTAGTATATAGATCGGATCATGGTGTCGTTACCAGGCTGGGAACCGTGCGGCGCCAGTCGGACAGGGAGTGGCATGCGATGGGTAGGATATTCGGGTCGCTGCACGAGGCGATGGAGACTATGGCGGAGGATAAATGATGAACCCGTTATACTGTCATACGCAGTTGCCGGAGGAAATCAGCACACTAAACGATTCGCTGGCTACGCTGACTCCCAGGCAGCGGGATGTGGTTGAACTGTGGGCATACGGCTGTACGCAAACAGAGATTGCAGCGGAATTACAAATTAGGCAGCAATCGGTAAGCGAATTATTTGGCAAGGCAGTAGCAAAATTGAAAAACCTGTAAATTATGCCACTTTCTGCGAGTGATTAGTAGAGATGAGTGTATCAAGACTATGCGTTTGCGGTGTTCCGATTCCAGCCAACCGAAAACTGTGTTGCGCGTGTGCAAAATACTACACATTGAGACGGGCTGCCTGGCCGGAGTGGTTGCGTGTATGGATGTCACACTACCAGCGGGAATTGGATTACGAACTGAGACATGATGATATCCCGCTCGGATGGTTTGACGGCGACGGCGACAACCAGGAGGATAGCGACTGTAACTGATTGGTGACGGATGGCGAATGAGTTAGCAATAGAGTTTGACTTTATCGTGTCAAAGGTTCAGAGCTTGGCGGACGGCGCGCCCAGGCTCGTTATTGATTTAACTGAGGACGCACTACCCATTGCCGCTATGTTGTGGCAGGCGAAGTTGGACGGGCTGGTGCTGCACGCAACGATAACGGCGAAACAAAATGCAACAAAGTAACACACCAGAAGAACGTAAACAGAACATTTTGCAACGTCTTGAGGACATGAAGCAACTCAATCAGGGACGGTATGACTTTGTTCTTGAAAGGGCAAAGCGACCACAACCATCAGTAGAAGATGCCTGTACTTCAATTGGGTATAACCGCAGTTGGTTTTATCGTTTCAGCGAACAAGAGCGAAAAGACTTGGATCACCTTGCCGAGGACTTACACAAAGATCAATCTGCGCACGCATTTATTATCTTGAATGACGCACAAGAAGAAGCTGCAATAGTAAAGACATCTGGTTTGCGTAGTCGGAACGAGAAGATAAAGCAAGACGCATCTACCGAGATATTGAATAGGACACTTGGCAAACCTGGTGAAACCGTGAAACATGAGGGAACAATCAACTTCACATGGAACCCACACAAACCACCGACATTACCTGGCAACAGCTAACTAGCTTCACGCCTAAGCAGGTTGCGGCAGCTGAGGCTATGTATAGCAGCCGCTATATACTCTATGGTGGTGCGCGTGGTGGTGGTAAATCGCGCTGGCTGCGTTGGGCGTTGGTTGAATACCTGATCGGATTATTCAGGGATTATGGACTCGTTGGTGCGCGTGTTATGCTGGCGTGCGAAACATACCCAGACCTGCGTGATCGGCAGGTGACAAAGATAAAGCTCGAATTCCCTGAATGGTTGGGGCATCTATCCGACAGTAAAGAAGACGGGCTGGCCTATCGGTTGGCTCCTGACTTTGGCGGTGGCGTGATTGCGTTGCGCAACCTGGATGATCCAAGTAAATACCAGTCTGCAGAGTTTGCGGCAATCGGCGTGGATGAACTAACTAAGATTAGCAAGGAAACATTTGACATCCTCCGTGGTAGTCTGCGCTGGCCTGGCGTTGCGCACACGGTATTCATGGGAGCTACTAACCCTGGCGGTATTGGTCATGGTTGGGTTAAGGCGCTATGGATTGACCGCGTATTCCCACCAGAACTTCTACCAAGAGCGAATGAGTTTGTGTTTATACAGTCGTTGCCAATTGATAACCCATATCTGGATCAATCGTATTGGGATGAGCTGAACTCATTACCCGTTGGGTTGCGCCGAGCCTGGGTTGATGGTGACTGGACCGTGTTCAGTGGGCAGGCGTTCCCTGGTTTCTCTGTTGAAAAGCACGTCGTTGATATGCGATCCGACGAGATACCGCTGCACTGGCCGCGCACCATTGGCGTTGACTGGGGATATGCCAAACCGTTTGCCGTTGTGTGGCTGGCGAAGGACCCGGATACTGGGCGCTATTACCTTTACCGAGAGTTGTACCAGGCTGGGCTAACTGACCAGCAGCAAGCGCGATTGATCCGCGAGTACACGGAACTTAGCGAGCGCATACAAACCAGGTTTGCTGACCCGTCTATGTGGGCGAAGAAAACACAGACGGTTATCACATCATCGGCCGACATCTACGAGCAAGAGGGCGTACACCTAACACCAGGCGACAACGACCGGCTAAGCGGCAAGCGAAAACTTGACCGGCTGTTGCAACCTTTGCCAGATGGCAGACCCGGGCTGATGGTGCTGCGCGATTGCCGCAACTGGCTTAGAACCGTACCGGCGCTGGCATATGACGTTACCAGGCCAGAGGACGTTGACACAGAGCAAGATGACCACCTATATGACGCAACAAAATACGGGTTGTCAAACACAAGAGAACAACCCGCCAAACCAAAGAAGCCACAACCTAACCCATGGCTGAAAGTGAGTTCGATTTGATAACACTAACCGAAGCAATCAAACTATGTGAGGACATACGGCCGGCGTTCAGCGCGCGCGATACCTGCAATGAGCAGATGGAAAACATCTACCTGCTTAACCCTGACGGCGATCTACCTGACGCAAAGCACATCAAGAAAACGCTGTCCCCTGACGGGCGCAACAGTTTACAAGGCGCGGTACGTCTGCTGTCTGCGGCTGATCCAAAGTGGGCTGTGCCAGAGGATATGAATAAACTGCTGGATGGGTCGTCTTCAACTGTCGAAAAGCTGGCGGGCGGTATCTTCCAGGCTGCTAGCCGAGCACAGGGTAAGCCGCGTCACTACGACCCGATACTTTCTGGTCTGCTGTATGGCGAGGTTATTGTTATACCGACCTGCACGAAAGACCTGGTAGAGAGCGCACCTCCGCAACTGAAGAAGCGGCTCGAAGATATTTACACATCGACCCCGCTACTGTTTGACACCATCTCGCCGTCTGGTGCGTTCCCCGTGTATGACAACATGGGATTATCCATGTTCCACAGCTACCGCCAGATGAAGATACGTGACATCAAGCAGCGTTGGGCTAAGGCCACAAGTATGCTGGGTGATGCCAAAGACAGTGACACTAAGAACGTCGGTGAGTATTGGGATTACGAGAAACATTTTGTCTGGATCGAAGGCGTTGAGAGCGCATTGATCGATGCTGATAACGAGTGGGGTTTCATCCCTGTGTCTGCTGGCATTACTGAGGGCAGCGAGTTATTCAGTAAGTCAGGGCAGTACACCAGGCAGCCGTTCCTCTACACCATGTGGCGTTCTGACATGTGGAAGCGGCAGAATTTATCGCTGACTGTTATGTTCAGCCAGATATTTTCTGTGGGCGCCAACCCGCAATTCGTTTACCAGCGCAATGGCTATAACGCCGACGGATCGGAAAAGACCTCTCCGCTGGTGGATTACTCCAATGTGTCCGGCAAGATCGTCATTGACCAGGGTGAGACGTACCAGCAGCTCATCAAAAACGTGATTGACCCGTCGCTTATGACTGGGTTGGATGTCGCGCAGCAGAAGGGTATTGAGTCAACCATCTATCGGCAGGCATTGGGTGAGCCGTTGGGTGGTAATGCTCCGTTCTCGATGGTTGCTATGCTATCACAGGCTGGACGATTACCACTGATCCCATACCAGCGCATGATCTCGCATGTGTTAGGCGATGCAATGGCAAAGGGGCTGCGGATGCTAAAAATCCACGGAGAGACAATAAGCGTGCGTGAAGGGGACAGCAAGGCGCTTGTTGAGGTGGACGCCAAACAGCTACCAGACCGCATTGACATCGAGTGTACGCTTGATATTAAGATGCCACAGGATGAGGCGGCCAATGCACAAACAGCCATGGCGGTAACAGCAGGCGACGCTCCGTTAATGAGCCTGGAGACGGCGCAGAAGCGCTACCTGAATATCGAGCAGCCGGAGGAAGAGCTGCAAAAGGTGTGGCAGGAACGAGCGGCCACAGTGTACTACCAACAGTGGTTGCAGCAGCAGATCGCGTTGTCGCAACAGCAGGCACAACCCGGACAACCTGGTGCACAACCAGGATTGCCGCCCGGTCAGTTGCCGCCCGGTCAGTTGCCGCCCGGTCAGTTGCCGCCAGAAATGATGGGTGGCCAGGGTGGATTACCGCAAGGGATGACGCCAGAACTGCTGGCACAGATGCAGCAAGGACAGATGCCACAGGGTATGCCTAATCCACAGAGCACGGGTGCGCAGCCCGGTATCCCCGGTACGCCGTTGCCTGGGCCGCTGCCACCGGTTGGTCAGCAGGAGGTGATGTAATGCCGCCTAACATCTTCCATGCACAGGACGCCGATATGTTCGGACGCAACAAGGTACAGAAATTCCAAGCAGAGTTTGACGCGAAGTGGAACGAACCTGAAACCGTGCTACTACAAGCGCAATGGCAGAAGTACACGCCTGAGATGCAGGCGCAGATGTTATCAATGATGGACCCTGAGATGCGGGCAATTATGGAGGGATTCAATGGCAACAAACTGGCTAAGTAAACTATTCAGTGGCGGGGCAAATAACCCTCTTCCCGGAAACAGCAATCCATACGGCTCGGGTGGATCAGTTCTAAGCAAGGGCACATCTATAGGCAGTGCATATCGCAACATACAGACCAAAGAGCGAACACTCAACGCATACGCCGACCGCATGACCGCTATGGCAAACTACTACCGGGGCGCAAATGCCAGGGGTGTTGCACAGGTGCGTGCAGTCGACAACATGCAGCCTGCTTATGGTCAGAACGCGGCTTTCCTGAACCAGCAACGAAGTAATACAGCGGCAGGTCAACGCTATCAGGCGCAGGTGGATTATCGCAATCAATTCGCCGCCAATGCGCGTCGCGGTTTTGATGCAGCCGGTCAACGTCTGACTGGACAAGCGGCTGACTGGATGGCACAGAACGCATTTGGCTTCGGACAACCGCAACCGAGTGGCAATCAGTATGCAGGTGGATATGGTGATGGCGGTGGTGGAGGTTATGCGCCTGCTTCCGCCTCGATGCCAGATTGGTATCAGAACCTGATGAATCAGTTTAACTGGAGAATATAAGTGGCGCAAAGCGTACCGACTGGTGGCGGTGTTCTTCCACGGCAAACGGGACAGGTTACGTTCGGTGGGCAGAGCCGCTATGTAACCGAAGAATTTATTAATAACCCGCTTACCCGCCAGATATTCGAGAAGTACGGACTTAATCTGTACAACCCGCAAATTCCAGGTAAGCAGGGTGAACAATGGACTGTCATTCCGAGAGAGGTAAACTACTGGCAGGATAGCCGCCGCATTGGTCGTTATTACAATGCTGTTCGCAGTATGCCGGAAGGCGTGCAACCACCGCAATGGTTGGACGTTGCCCGCATTAACGCGGCATATACCGACCTATCGAAAGAGTATGGGGCGGACTGGCAAAACTGGCCGCTGCTTGACGAGGCGCATCCCATATATTCATTTATGGGAGAGCAATCTCCGCCTCCGTTGTCACAGATACCACAATGGGAACAAGACGACTTTGCCGCCGTAAGCAACGCACTTAAAACAACCGAAGGCCCGGTCGGTGAGTGGACAAATTACGGCATTGACTACGACACCTGGCAGACATTGCCGGAGTGGAAAAGTATGCCAACCGTATCTTCCGTTCAATGGGCGGGCAGATGGGGCAGCAGGCGGTCAACCTGGGTATTGCTGGCGCAAGTGTGGCCGGTGTACCTG